TGGGGCGTACTATATACGTGTCGGTGGATAATAACTTGTCAGGTAGTACCATAGGATTATATGTAAATTCTATACAACCATTTGCAAATGGTGTTTTACCTCTTCGTACCCAATTTTTAGGAAATTCTGTATCATAATTTTTGTTTAATGATTCTGGTACTTTTAAATATATAACACCAGACAAAATATTATGATCTCCATGATGATGAGCTTGTAAATAATCTTTGTCATCTAAATCTAAAAACCACATTTTGGAAATTATTAATCTATCAGCATCATCATCAAAAATATTTGCTTGAGTTGATTTCTCAAATGATTTAATATAATTATATGCCATCGAACATATCTTATCTCTTAATTCGTGTCCTGGGTGTGTAATTCTAGTTGCATAACCATGATAAATTGTATCTAGTAATTGTGATGTTGCCTCAAGAGCTTCTTTATCTGGTAACAATTCATCACACATTTTATTAGTATCATCTAATAACTCTTTACTAATTGTATCATGCAATAGTGCAGGAGGTTGAAAAGGATATATAAATTCCATTATACCTCAGGAAATAAACATTCATGAATAAATTTGTGAACAGTTTCTTCGTTATCACAAAAGTTAGCCATCACTCTTGGTGTATGTGGATTTTGTTTTTGATTATGACAATATCTATTTTGGTTTTTGAGGGTAAATTCATGACCATATTTATATTCATGAGTGTTACATTTGTCTAATTCAGTAAGATAATATTCTAAATTTTCTACTGCTAAATCACAAAAGTTTATATAGTCTTGGGGTTCCTTACTTCTACTTACTGCAATCATGCTAGGGCTGAATATATTTTGAGCCCATTCGGGCAATTCTCGTGTGCTGGTCCAATTATACGGCTTTACTTTTTCAGCAAACCATTGCATCATAGGATGATCGTCGTCACCTGCTTTACTAAAATCATGAAATGCACCGCTAACAATATTTTTGCCAGCAATAACATCAACACCATATATAGGAGCAGGATTATAAATGCGAGGAAAGATACACAAATGAAACATGTATAACTTGTCTGTTTCTACTGCATCTAGGTGGGCTCTACGATAAAATTTAGATTCAAACACATAATTGCGCCAAGGCCATTCGTGGTGGTCTGGTACAGGTGTGCCGGTGTCTGATAATTGTTTAAGCAGATTCTGTTCACACTTTTTCAGGGTTTTGAAAATGTCTTGCATCTAATTCTTTAAATAATTTTGTAGCATATTCAAAAACCAATTTTGCTTCATCTGCCATACTATCATTTAACTTAGTATATATAGATTCAGCAAGTACCCTAGGTTCTTCAAATTCGTAATACTTGCCTTTACCTGGAATCTGTTTTGCTATTATTTGACCGCCTCGCAAATCACCTAAATAGCGGACATAAATGTGAGCTAGGTATTGGTCATTTGTATGTATGTTTTCGGTAACATACTTTACATATTCGTTTGTGCTAGGCTCTAGCTCGTAACATGACATAGGTATAGGACCAGATAATTTTAATTCTTCAATATCTGCATTTATTGCCTCTGCTCGGGCTAACCTAGCATCAGGTAAATTGTAGTATGTATTTTCTAAGGCATTGTATATAGAATGTTGATTGATTAGGTAGTGAAAATATACATGATTTTCGATATTTCCGCTCATCATTAAATTTGCAAAATCTTGTTCTTCAGCAAATCTATGTTCTTTTAATGTTAATTCTTTTAAACTCATTCGATGTTATAATTTAATGTTAGATCGTTTACATGAAACCATCCTGTTATAATATACTTATCTGTAGTATAATTAGGGTTCCCTCGATGAACATGAGTCCATCCTGCTGGCCATATAACTAATTTACCTACTTCAGGTTTACAACGAACTCCTAGATTTAAAAATTCTGTTTCGCCCTCGCCTTCAGGTAAAGTATTTAAATATAATTGATATACAAGCATTCTTGAATTAGATTCTTTACTCCATTCAGAATGCCATGCATGAAATCCGCCTCCGGCTTTAACACGTTGAACTTTCATGTCGTTACAAGTAAGGGGCACAGATAACCCTACTCTAAATTTTGTTTTGTAAATTCTAACAGCGGTTTTTAACTGCTCAAAAAAGAAACTCACTTCATTTGTTGTGTGTACTACATGATTAAAATCCAGTCCTCGTGCAACATGATTAAACCATACATGCTTACCTTTAGATCTAAAAAATTGAGAATCTGTGCTTGGTTTATCTCCGCCATATCCTGCCCCAGATATATCCGAAAATCCTTCTTTATCTAGTATGTTAAATTTATCTATAATTATTTGACAGTATTCGTCATCAAAAAATTGAGGATATTCTAAAATAAATGATTCAGAATAACCATCCGTTGATGCACTGGTTGCCATGTCATAGCTATCTTCTATTATTTGCAAACCAACATCTTGTTCTTCCATTTTATCCTATTACGAAACCTAGAGGATCGCCACCATCAACATATGTTTTTAGTTCTTCCTCTAGTGCTTGAAAACTTGCAGTAGCATCTGCTCTTAATGTTTCTGCATTAAGGGCGGTACCACCTTGTGGGCCGGCAATAGTTACAAATTTGCCTCGTGCTTCAGCCAACATCATTTTAGATTCTGATATTGACCATTCTCGTATCCATGATGCAGAATATGTATCTGCAATAAGAGTTATATCTGGTTTATAATTATAGCAATGAACAAACACATCATCATCGGACTTAACTTTTCGATGAATAAACAATGTGTTATTCCATGGCTTCCATGTGTACAAATATTCAGAACCAAACATTCGACCTAAATGCTCTCGCATTTCATGGTATGCTTCAAATGTTGCTAATCCACCTGCTTTACCTGAATGTAACATATATGAATTAAGATATGCCGCTTCAAATGGTTCTATATCAGCTCCAGTACCTGAACCAAATGATCCAGTTTGTCGTCTATATATGTCTTTAACTTCTATTACTTCTGTAGGTAAAATATATTCTTGTTGTTCTAACTTAAGAGTAACCGAAATAAAAGATTCTTCTGTAGATCTAGAACTACGTTGTCTATATTTTGCTAATGCTTTGTCTATTGCTAAACTATAATGTTCAGGGTCTAGTTCAACATCAATCATCCCTCCACCGAGGGATAATTCTATTTCTTTAGTAAGTTCTTGTCGGGTCTTTGCCATAACTCTGGTCTCCGTATAGTATTTATTCGGAGACCGATATGTTACTTAAAGACTTGCAGGATAACTGTATCATCCGAAAAGCGGCCGGTAAGTTTAGTTTCAGTAGTTTTAACGTCTGCTTCATACCATTTACCAAACTTATGTTTAGTTGCCTTTTTGGCAAAACCCAGTTGCTCTTTGGGCTTCCTAAGAGTCTTTTTAGTTGAACTTTTCTCATTATAATTAAGTAACGATGTACCTTTTACGTTAAATCCTCGATCATCATCTGCTACATAAACGCCCAGCTTACGATACTTGCACTGGTATATAACAGCCATAGTAGCACCGATGATGTTAACAGGATTAACGCTAGTAATTCCCAATCCGGCATCTGTTTGTTTAAATTTGAGTTTAGCAATTTGTTTATCTACACTTACAGGTTTCTTTTTCCGTTGCTTTCGTGTTGCTTTTGATTCTCCAATAATTACATCACATGCATCGATGAACCTATTTGTAAGTTCGATTAACCCTTCCATTCGCTTATTTTTAAGCAAATGCGAATAACCTTCTTTAAGATCTTCGTCTACGCCTTTTAATGCTTCGTTAAATTCAACAAGGTCAATTTCCCAGTCTTTTTTAATACGTCTTGCATGGGCTTGAGTGCAATTACAACTTTGCAAATATGCATAAGGATCAATAATAACAGGATTAAACAAGTTTGGGCTACCTATATATAAATCTACCCATTCGTGAAATTGTCCATCCATTTCGTTTGATTGGTCTTTTATCCTATCTTGAATACTCGGACCTTGAGCTCGTTGTTCTTTCTTTTCAATAACAACTTCTTTTTTAATTGTTCCTTGCTTACTAAGATAGTCTATATGCTGTTCTAGCCTATCTTCAATGTCCATTTCTACATCAAATGTTGCACCTTTGGTTTTCATTCGTGCTAACCATCCATATGTAGAAGTAACAAACACATCCGGACATGCCCTAACTTGTTTTGCGGCATCTTTACGCCCTTCAGCAACTAGAAAATCGGCAATAAATGTCTTGGCATCTTTGACATTTTTATGGTAACGGTAATAATTAAACCCATTTTGGATTTCATCTCTAGTAAGTACCTTACCAACGAATTCCTGTTCAGGCCCTGTGTATTTTTCTTCAGCTTCTAATTGGGTTATCCTGCGTTTTTTCTTCGGTACTTTTTTGAGCAAATTACTTGTTGTAGCCATGTTATCTCCTTTTCTATTTATTAAATCTACGGGAAGATCCCTTCCAACCATTATGATCGCCATTTCGTTGTCCTTTATAAGAATGACAAGATTGGCAAAGTTCGTCTAGATTAGAAAGATCATTGTGATTAGGATTACCATCGATGTGATCAATTTGTGTTCTGCCTTTATAGTCCTTTGGCATATTAACAAAATCAGACCAACAATTAAATCCTAAGTGGCCATCTTTATTATTACAAGTACCATCATTAAATGGCGTGACTCCTTTTGCATGAGGATGTTTACCATAATTTGCGGCCTGACAATGTCCGCATACAGGCCTCCATCTAGGTGCTTCGTCTGTAATCTTTCCTGTCATACATGCTACAGGTTTGTTGCATCCATGACTACAACATATAGGTCTTCCGGGTACTTTAATAGACATAGGAATTAGGATTTAAAGGTTCCTGAAGGAAGAGTGTAATTGCAATTACATATCTTATTCTCACATTTTACAAATACACGAGAATCGGATCCATCCCAACCAACTTGGGTTTTTCCGGTAAGTTTGAGAGTCTTTTGACCGCAAATTTGACATTTGTACATATTAGCCTCTAGCAAGGTGCAATGCTTGTTCAAGAACTACACGGGCATCAAACCCTTCTGGTGCTCCATCGTCTTCTGGATAATCAATGCTTGAAGATGTTGCTAATGTATTTTTTCTAAATGGCTTAATGAACCTTGCAAGTCCTGCAACGTCATCAAGTTCGAACGTGTCAGCATCCATCTTATCTGTATCTGTATTTTCAGCGTGGATTTCAAATTTACCGTTTACTATTCCTACAAATAAAAAAATTTGTGAGCCAATCATACGTTCTCCTTTAGTTAATTATTTCCAAAAACAATTGCCGCTTTTCACTAATGCCCAGTTATCGTATTTGGTTGCTTCATTAAGTTCACTATGTTTGTAACGTTTAATATCACCGTTATTGTAATAAACTAAAAGGATCTCTCCTGTTGGTTGCATATAGGCTCCAACTTGCCCTACCATTTTTCCTAAGTTACCTTTTACAGTTACAAAATCGTTTAAGCCAAATCGTTTCATCGTGTCTCCTAGTTCCAAAGTATTTCATTTGATTTAAGAAATCCTACAATATATACACCCTTCCGGAAATCAGCGGTTGTGTTATCAGATAACCAAGTCATTGCCTTTTTGGCTTTATCAGTACCGTAATCTTGTGCTAGTTCGTTAAATTCCTGCCTGGTCATTATGATTATGGGATTAAACATTGATATTGAAAATCTAGCAGTGACGGAACTAGCCTTGTGATAAACACCTTTTGGAATGTGAATCAAATCTCCTTCGTTTACTGTGTAGCTATCACCATTCTGGAAATCCCATTTTGTTACACCTTTATTCTGCCAAGACCAAACATCAACTTCATCAACGTGATTTCCAAAACCAGAATTTGTTATATCAATTCCTATATAAAGATGGGCTACTTGACACCCCAAATCATTTAAAACATCTTGTACGCAGTTTATTCTTTCAGCATTATGTGATTTTAAAAAGCCACCGTCATGAGGTTTTTTTACTAATTCGTTTTTAGATATAGAATCATTTAAATTATAAAATGCTTCCTCCCAGCTGGCCGTATTATAATTGTAACCCTTTATAACTTTAACCACTTCCATAATCGTTTAAGTCAAATCGTTTCATATTGTCTCTCAGTTAATGTTAACTAATTTAACCTATACATATATTATACTATCTTTAGATCAAAAGTCAACCATTATATTGCCGATAACAAATAGTTAGATAAATATTGTATAATTTCGGAGGAAAGGAAAATGGAAACATTATTAGCAGTTTTTGGCGCAAAGTGGTGTTGCGTTTTTGCATCAACCATGGGTGGAGTAACTAATGGATTAGTTCACACTTGGACTGGATGGGCAAAAGAAGCAAAGAATCTTGCACTTGCCGCTGTAACAGGGTGGATTGCCGCAGAATTTTTTATACCAGCATTAATGGAACAGTTTGAATTTGGACCTTATACCGCACTTGCTATTGCATTTTTTATTGGGTATGTTGGTATCAGATTGTTACCACACTTAGAAAAGAAATTTTTTAGTAAATTAGATAAGACAATAGATTCTATCGATAAAGATTAAACTAACTGTCCTCCGTACTCAAAGGTATTTGTGGTTTCATTTTCCTGCAATAATATTGCACCATTGTTTAAATGAAACTTCCTTGCCATTTCAGTTTTAGGACTTAGTGTAACATACCTAGTAGTATGGGGATTTTCTTTTGCTTTGTCTATTACTAGGTTAACTATTTTTTTACCTTGTCCTCGTTGACTAGACCATACCGAATAACACACAACAACTGGTCCCGGATTCATGTTTAATAGTTCTTCTTCTGTTATTGGTATATCTTCGCAATAAGCCGCACACAATACAGCATTTTCGATATAATAAACAATTTTATTAGGAGGATCAACTCGCCAATTATATGGTATATTTGGTCTTACAGGATCTTGAAGACATAACCGTTGAGCTAGGTCCATTGAAGCAATGTTTAACATATAGATATTTATTTGTCAATATTATCGCCATGATCCTATTCTACCGCCGTGTAAATAAACATCAGTATGACCTTTGCGAAATATGTCTAAAATTATGTTAAATGCTTTTTTTAAATCATTTGTTTTAAAAACTGTTTTTTGGCCTATTTTAATTCTATACATCATATTTGTTTGGAGCGAGTGACAGGAATCGAACCAGTGTCATTAGCTTGGAAGGCTAAGGTAATACCATTATACGACACTCGCATGGTGGAGGCGACTGGGATCGAACCGGCTACCTTATCAGTGCAAGTGATACGCTCTACCAACTGAGCTACGCCCCCACAATTATTAGTCCTGCAACCCAGCCTATAAGGCCCCATTGTAAGTCTTTCCAAGAAAAAGTATGATTATAACTTTTCCAATCCCAAAGTTCT